TATGTATATAAACAAGAATCTGGAGGTGTTTTTACAAGAGCATCTGGCACAGATACGATAAGAGGTTTTTACCGTTCTCCCGATATGTCATTAGGAGACCCAGGTATAAGAAAGAGTATGCAAAGAGCTTTAGTTAACTACAAAGTTGGTGAGGCCATAGATACAACAAATCAAACATTTAGATTAAGATATAATTTTGATGATACAAATACACCACAACCAGATGCTTATTCATTTTCATCAGCACAAGTGGCGGCATTTTATAACAGCGGTGTGTATGGAACATCAGCCTACGGCTCATCTGGATTTCCACTAGAAAGAATATCTGTGGAAGGTTCTGGGTTTGTTGTAGCATTTAAATTAGAAGACCAGAGTTCAAAACAAGCATTATCCTTAAGAGGATTTGAATTAGAATACGTTAACGGAGGAAGAAGATAATGGGAGCGACCTATACAAGACAAAGTAGTAGTAGCATTGCAGACGGCTCAGTCATTGAGGCTTCTCATTTTAATAATGAGTTTGACCAATTACTAGCGGCATTTGCGGCAAGCACTGGTCACACGCATGATGGTACAAGTGCAGAAGGTGGCCCTATTACTAAACTACTTGGCACATCTATTACAGTAGGTGATGCAACTGCAGGCACAGATATAACAGTTACATTTGATGGCGAAACATCTGATGGTGTTTTAAAATGGATGGAAGATGAAGATTACTTTGAGTTTTCAGATGACATACTTGTAGCTAGTACAGAAAAATTACAATTTAGAGATACAGCAATATATATTAATTCATCTGCTGATGGTCAATTAGATTTAGTAGCAGATTCAGAAATACAATTAGCGGCTACTACAATAGACATAAATGGTGCTGTTGCACTTAATGGTGCTATTACAGGTGCCACTAATATTACATTATCTGGTGAATTAGATGCGGCTACTTTAGATATATCTGGAGACGCAGATATTGATGGTACACTAGAAACAGATGCACTTTCTATAAACGGAACAACTGTTACATCTACAGCCGCAGAATTAAATATACTTGATGGCGTAACAGCCACTGCCGCAGAGATTAACACACTAGATGGCATAACTTCTACTGTAGCAGAACTTAATATTTTAGATGGTGTAACAAGCACTGCGGCTGAGTTAAACTTAGTAGATGGTATTACAGCAGGAACAGTGTCTGCTTCAAAAGCAGTTATTGTAGATTCTAATAAAGATTTAACTGGACTTAGAAACTTAACTATATCTGGTGACTTAACAGTATCTGGTG